ATGTCTAATGCTACAGTAAATCAAGTTATGGCAGTAGCAAAACACTATGAAAAAATAACAAAGGAGTTAGAAAATGGTAAGAAAACCCTTCAGCAAAGATGAGTATGACAAAGCAGATAAGCCAGCAAAGAAACAAATGCTGGGCTGGTTGAGTCACAATATACCTGATCTTATAACTGATTCAAGAGAGAACTTTGGTTTTGATATAAGAGGCCAGCTAAATGGTGGCGCTACCAACCATTTCTATGAGGTTGAAGTAAAGTGGGGATGGGAAGGTGACTGGCCTGAACACTGGAAGGAATTACGCATTCCCTACAGAAAGAAAAGGCTGCTAGATAAATGGAAAAAGGATTTCAGAAATGCTGACCTGACCTTCGTTGTCTTTCGTAGTGACCTGAAGAAAGCATGGCATGTGCCAGGAGATGTTCTTCTTGAATCTGAAGTCAAGGAAGCATATAATAAAAACATAGCAAAGGGAGAAAAGTTTTATCATATTTTTACTGATTCAATTTACCAAGTGGATATGACTTATGACAACAGCGATAGTTGATATAGAAACAAATGGTCTTGATGACGCAACCAAGATACATTGTATTGTAGCAAGAGAAGAAGATTCTGGAAAGGAAAAAGTATGGATCAAGGAGCAGTGTGTAGATTTTGGTGAGTGGTCTAAGAAAATAAATAAATTTATTATGCACAATGGAATTAGTTTTGATGCTCCCCTTCTAAATAAATTTACAGGGTCTGCAATCAAAGCTGCCCAGATAAGGGATACTCTCTTAGAGTCACAGTTATTTAATCCCATCAGAGAGGGTGGTCATTCTCTTGAAGCCTGGGGAAAGAAACTAAAGTTTTTAAAGGGGGAGCATAAGGATTTCACAGTATTCACTAAAGAAATGCTACAGTATTGTAGGCGTGATACAGAACTCACTGGGAAGGTTGCTTCTACTTTGCTTGAAGAAGGCGAGAGATTTCCTTCCAGACCATATGAACTTGAAAGAAAAGTAAGACTTATTGTTGATCACCAGGAAAAGAATGGCTTTGCTTTTAATCTACCGGAAGCAATGATCTTATTGGCACAGTTGGAAGACGAACAATTTAATTTAGAGAAGCAGTCGCTTGAAATATTTCCACCCAAGATTTTCCAGCTTAAAACCAAGACAAAAGAAGAACCGTTTAATATTGCCAGCCGTAAACAGATTGCTGAAAGACTTATGGAGAAGGGGTGGAAGCCTACGAAGAAAACAGATAAGGGAAATATTATTATCAATGAAGAGGTTCTTGATAAAATTAAAATGGAAGAGGCCAGGATGTTTAGTCGGTACTTCCTTCTACAGAAACGTACAGGACTACTGAAGTCTTGGATAAAAGAATGTCAAGAGGATGGAAGAGTGAGGGGAAAGGTTCTTACTCTCAGGACTGTGACCGGCAGGATGGCACACTACTCTCCCAATATGGCCCAGGTTCCCGCTGTTTATTCACCCTACGGTAAAGAATGTAGAAGTCTATGGACTGTCACTAATCCAGATACCCATGTCTTGGTAGGTACTGATGCGTCTTCTCTAGAATTAAGATGCCTTGCTCATTATCTTGATGATAGAGGGTACATCAATGTGGTAGTCAACGGAGATATTCATACAGCCAACCAACGTGCGGCAGGATTGAAGACCAGAGATCAGGCTAAAACTTTTATCTATGCCTTTCTCTATGGTGCCGGTCCTGTTAAGCTAGGACAGATAGTAGGAGGAGGTGCCGCACAAGGTGCTAACCTTACTAAAAGATTCTTAGATAATGTTCCTAATCTAAAAACCCTAAGAAAAAATATTCAGGAAGCTGCCCAGGAGGGGCCAATAAGAGGAGTGGATGGTAGGCTTCTGCAAATAAGAAATGTCCATTCAAGTGTTAATACTCTCTTGCAAGGAGCGGGAGCAATTATTTGTAAGGAGTGGCTGGTTCATATGGACAAGTACATTAGAGGGACTGGCCTAGATGTTAAGTTAGTGGCATCAATTCACGATGAGTATCAATTTGAAGTAGCCAAGAAAGATGTCAATAGGTTTGGTCTAATTACCAAGTCAGCCATGAAGGATGCAGAGAGAGCATTAGAAATTAAATGTCCTCTTGACTGTGAATATAAAGCTGGTCAAACATGGAGCGAGACTCATTAGGAGTTACTAACGGAAAGTATTTAAAAGATTATGAAGATAGTTGTTGACATACTAAGTTATATATGCTATAATTCCACCACAATGAAAGGAGGTACAAACAACCCCTATTTTATTGTTATTAACCATATGATATTATCAAAAGGAGAAAAATTATGAGTAACCGTATTATTTCTGGTACTGCGTATTGGGCGCACATTCTTACACCCAATAAAAAGTTTAATGCCGATGGTGAATGGAGCATTGAAATCTGTAATCTTGATAAGAAGAATAAAGAGATTGCTGAAGCCGATGGTCTGACCATTAAGAATAAGGGCGATGACAGGGGTGACTTTGTTACCCTCAAGCAATATGCTCTTACCAAAGATGGAACACCTCGTCCTATGCCGGTAAAAGATTCTCTTCGTAACCCTTTTCCAGGGGATAAGAGAGTTGGCAACGGTTCCAAGGTGAATGCTTCTTATTTCCCGAAAGAGTATTCCGCCTATGGTGGAGGTGTGAAGGGATACCTTCTTGGTGTCCAAGTAGTAGACTTAGTAGAGTATCTTGGCGGCGGTGATGAATTTGCCGTAGTCGAAGATGGGTATGTTAACGAAACTGATGACATCCCCTTTGCATAGTCGTATAAATTAACCTAGTAAGGAGACTGGGGGGATGGTTAAGAAACTAATCATCCCCTCCTTTTTATCATGAAAAAAATAGATACACTTGTAGAAGATATTTATAGTTTATTCTCTCCAGACCCAGTTGATATGACTGAGGAGAAAATAGACGAACACATTAATAACTTTGGTGAAATGATTAAGGTACATATCAAAGAGTTTCTGTGTGGAGAACCCAGAGAGGTTGGTAACTTAAGACTATCGGCTATAGGGAAACCAGACAGACAGCTTTGGTATGACTTTAACAAACAACAAACCAGCATACCTATAAAATCTAGCACTAAAATTAAATTCTTGTACGGCTACATCTTAGAGGAGCTTCTTCTTCTCTGTTCTTCCATTGCCGGTCATAAAGTTACTGACCAACAAAAGGAAGTTGAGCTTGAGGGAGTTAAAGGTCATCAAGATTCACTGATTGATGGTGTTCTGGTGGATTGCAAGAGTGCTTCTGGTCCTGGCTTTCAGAAGTTTAAAAATAATTCATTGAGCTATGACGATCCCTTTGGATACATAGCTCAAATATCAGCCTATGCTGAAGCCAATGGTCTGGATGAAGCTGCCTTCCTAGCCATAGATAAATCCACAGGAGAGATTTGTCTTTCCAAGTTACATTCAATGGAGATGATCAACGCCAAAGATAGGGTTAAGTATCTTAAAAATCTTGTTAAGCAGAGTCTAACACCTAGTCGTTGTTATGAGGCTGTGCCTGATGGTAAGTCTGGTAATCATAAACTTGCTGTTGGTTGTGTGTATTGCTCTCACAAAAAAGATTGTTGGGCTGATCTTAATAGTGGAAATGGCCTGAGAGTATTCCAATATGCCAGAGGAAAAAGATTCTTAACAACTGTTGCCAAGGAGCCGGAAGTACCAGAGGTATTTGACTGGTAATGCACTGGCAATATAAGAAGAAACCAGACTTATCTCAGTTTGGTTTTGTCTACCTCATAACAAATACAAAGACCGGCAAAGCTTATATAGGTTGTAAACAATACTATACTTATAAAAAATATAAGGGTAAGACAAAGAAAACAGAATCAAACTGGAAGTCCTATGTTGGTTCCAGTAAACATCTATGCGAGGACATAGTAAAGGTTGGGAAGGATAATTTTTCTTTCCAAATCTTAGGGGAGTTCAAGAACAAGAGAAGTCTAAGATATTATGAATGTTATTTTCAAATGAAAAATAAAGTATTAACTGCCACCTTGGAGGGAACAGACGAACCTGCTTATTATAATAATTATGTGGGTGGTAAATTTTATAGACCTGTTCAGTGTTACGATGAATGTTAATGTATCCGCACGGTCTATCTATGAATTTACAGAAAAGAACCCGCACAGAAGTTTGTATGTAGCTATTATAGTCCAAGCCTTGTTAGATGTTTCAAGACCTAAAGACAAGCAGGAATCTGATGAATACAAAGAGATAAGGGAGGAGGCCCATTCATGGTTCTTCTGTTCTTGTCGAGACTTTGAAACCATCTGTGATTATGCTGGCTTTGAACCAATGAAGATTAGAAAATTTGCTTTAAAAGTTATTAACTTAGGAGAACCTGAAGATGCAAGAAGAAAAGTCGTTAGTTCACTCATCTACTAGACCACTTAACAAACAAGTTGGTGGATCACACTACAAAAGCTGTAGTATCCAACCAGTAGAATACATCCATGCCAATGGTTTAAGTTACTTTGAAGGAAATATTATTAAGTATATTACCCGACACAAAACAAAAGGAGAAGGTAAAAGAGATATAGAAAAAGTTATACATTATGCAGAGCTAATTCTTCAGTTGGAATATAACGGTGAAGAACCCCAACTATTCTCTGATCTTTTAGATGAAAGGAAGTAGTGTAGCTATGGTTGAGTATGGACCTAGAGTACCTGCATGTGAAGCATTACATGCTATGAAATACAGATTACCTAATGAAAGCTTTGAAGAATCCAAGGCTAGGGAAGCGGCAGCAATGGGAGACAACGATGAACACAGAAAAGCCTATAAAGATATTATCCTCAATCAAAGATTTATGGCGGCAGGTAGAGTGCAGTCGGCTATGGGATCGCCAAGGAACGTTACAGCATACAACTGTTTCGTTAGTGGGATCATTGAAGACTCTATGGATTCGATCATGCAAAGAGCCTCTGAAGCTGCTGAAACAATGCGTAGAGGAGGCGGTATTGGCTATGATTTCAGTCGTATTCGCCCTTCTGGTGATCGCATTGTGTCTCTTGATAGTTCTGCCAGCGGTCCTATTTCTTTCATGCGAATTTATGATACTGTCTGTCACACAATTCTTTCGGCGGGACACAGAAGAGGCGCAATGATGGGCGTTCTGCGTGTGGACCATCCTGATATAGAGGAGTTCATACGAGCCAAGAAAAACGACAATCAACTAACTAACTTTAATATTTCTGTGGGTGTAACTGATGAGTTTATGGAAGCTGTGTCTAAGAACAATCCCTTTATGTTACGTTTTAAAGGACAGAGCTATGGTGAGATAGATGCCTCCAGACTATGGGATGAAATCATGCGTAACAATTGGGACTGGGCAGAGCCAGGAGTTCTGTTCATAGATCGGATTAATGAAAACAATAACCTTCATTACTGTGAGACTGTGGAGGCAACCAATCCTTGCGGGGAACAACCACTACCACCCTTTGGAGCCTGTCTGCTTGGCTCTTTTAATCTTACCAAATATACAACAGGCGACAGTCTACCCTATAGTTTTAACTTTAATCAACTTAAAGAAGATATCCCCCATGTGGTGAGGGCTATGGATAATGTTATTGAAAATACTGAGTACCCGCTTATCGAACAAGAGAAAGAAGCCAAGAGAAAACGCAGGATAGGTTTGGGTATCACCGGCCTTGCCAATATTTTAACCTTGATGGGTCTTAGATATGGTTCTCCTGAAGCAGTTAGGTTTACTCGCAAGGTTATGAGGATATTAACTTATGAGGCTTACAGTGCCAGTGCTGATCTAGCTACTGAGAAAGGAAGCTTCCCATTCTTTAAACCCAACTACCTAGAAAGTGAATTTATTAAATGGCTACCCAAAGATTTACAGAATAAGATATGCCAGTGTGGTATCAGGAACAGCCATCTTATTTCTATTGCCCCTACCGGCACTATTAGTTTTACCGCCGATAACATTAGTTCAGGTATTGAACCTGTGTTTGCATTAGAGTATGACCGCACAGTGCAGACTGAGGAGGGTACTGTCATAATTAAAATGCAGGATTATGTTTATCAAAATCATAATATTGAATGTGAGGTATCTGGTGATCTTACTGTTGATGATCATCTGATTATGCAGATAGCTGTTCAGTCTTATGTTGATTCCGCTGTTAGTAAGACTATCAATGTGGGAGATAATGTAACCTTTGAAGAGTTCAAAGATGTTTATATCAAGGCATGGAAGGGTAAACTTAAAGGAGTTACAACCTTCAGGGCAGCGGGTAAACGCTATGGTATTCTTAATAATATAGAAGAACAGGAAGGTGCAGCTTGTTTTATTGATCCTAGTACCGGCAAAAAAGAATGTGAATAATATTTAATAAAGTACTTGACAGGGTTATAAAAATATAGTATAATATATATATAGAATGCCAATGGTGGGTTCTATAATATCTTGCTTGAAAGGAGATATATCATGAATGTAACACTTGAAGATGGTTGGGGATTTTTAGACTCCCCTCAAACCGCCCTTAATAATTTTCAAAGATGGTCACTTGGCTATGATAAAATATTTAGGACTATTGTGGAGGCATCGGAAATAGGTTCTCAAACCTATCCTCCTCACAATCTTATCAAGGAATCGGAGAATGAATACCGGCTAGAACTTGCAGTTGCTGGATTTAAGAAAGAAGATGTAAGCATAGTTCAAAAAGAACTAGAGTTATCTATCAGTGGAAACAATAGCAGTAAAGATGAAGAGGAGACTGTTCTCCATAAAGGAATTGCGAACAGATCCTTTAGTAAAACTTTTTATCTTTCTGACAAGATTGAAGTTACTGAAGCTTCCTTTGAAGATGGAATGATTATTATTAAATTAAATCAATTTATTCCAGAAGATAAGAGGCCAAAATTCATAGAATTTAAATAACAACGTGGGGAGATAGCCATCACTGATGGTTGTCTTCCCCTTTTTTTGTGAGGAAATAAAAAATGATAAGTGAGAATCAAAGTATACCTACAATTTATGTTGGGTATGACCCTAGAGAAGACGAACCATACGAAATATTAAAGTATACAGCATTAAAACATGCATCAGG